TAGCGTCTTCGACCATGCGGACGGTGAACATGTTCATCTGGCGACCAGCTGGGGCATCCCACACGAACTCGTCGAGGGCGTAGATTGCACGGATGCGGAGGTTACGCATGATGCGACGCTGGGCGGATTCCTTTTCCAGTTCTTCCTCTGTCCTACCTTCAATCTGGATAGGGCCACCGCAAACCTCGTTCTCGTATTCACCTAGCTGGTCGGCCACGGTGTTGATGAATCGCGGGTTGGTGATGTTGTCCATCCAAAGCACGTTGTAATTGTGAAGGTCTGGCTGAACACGCAGATATTCACTGCTGGACATGTACGTGAGGTTCACGTTAGCCGTAGTCGCGCCGAATGCGTTCTTGAACTGTGCAAGAGCGTTGTAGCCACGAAGAACGGACAGTCTCGAAGTCTCGTCACTGACAAGAAGGATGTCGAATGACAGCTTTTCGGATAGGGTGTCCTTGATACGTTCGTCGATCTGTTCCTGGAAATTCATAGAAATCCTTGTTCAAAATTTTCACTTTTTATTTTAAATTAGTTCTTTATTTAATTTTTGCGTTGTATTCCTTGATGTAGGAAATAGCAACTTCCTTCGCGTCCTCACCAGAACTCAGCGTCGGCAAGAGTTCCGGGTGCTTTTCGAGATACAGCGCAGCCATTCCGATTGAATCGGTAGCCATCAACTGTCTGGCCTCTTCCTCGGTCTGCTCCGCCTCTTCCTCGTCAACAGGGGCAATCTCGCCGTACGGAACCTGAATTATGTAAATCGGGTTTAGCGATTCCAGCTTCGCCTTCAGCATGGCGGCGTCGTCAAAGCTACGAGACGTATCCAGCTGGAAGCGGACAATGCTGTTAACCAAATTGTCGTAGTTGTCAAGCTCGGCGTCACGGACATCGATGAAGTTTGGCGATACGTCGTTCTCGACGAAGGTCAACTCGCCGTCCTCGTAGATATGATAGCCAGCCGGAATACCCACGTGGCCGAAGGTAAGCTGGTACGGAGTACCTACATAGTGGATCTTGCTACCGGACATCTCGATTTCTGACTTGCAGTGGTAATGGCCACTGATTGTCAACTTCGCCGCATTGAGGAAACGCTTCATGTCGAAACCGGCGGTAGACACCGTCTTGGCTTCCATACGGGCTCCACATATGTCGAAATGGCCCACGATGACGTTGTCGTCAATGTTGCCACGAGACATCTTGACAAGCCACTTGTTCACCTTGTCCATCTCTTCCGGGAATACCCAAGGAACAAAGAACCACTTCTTTCCGTCGATTTCCTCAAGGCCGACCTTGTCAACGAACAGCTTCACGTTGGGCAACTGTTCCAAGAAACGGATAGAGCATATTTCGGCACTGTTGTCATAGAGGAAGTCGTGGTTACCGGCAATCACGTAGCAAGTGAACTTGGCCAGTCGGACTTTGAAAAGGTTGTACACGTATTCCAGCACTTCGGTCGAGATGAACTTTCGGTTGTCGAAAATGTCTCCGACAAATACGAGAGTATCTATTCCGTTCTGTTCAAAGTCGGTAGCCATCTTATCGATGAAGTCACGCTGTCCCTTGACAATGGCGTTAGTGATCGTGGCGACACGAGTGGTAACGCCCATGTGAAGGTCACCTACAATACCAATCTTCATAACTTATCCCTTATTCTCAATCTGCTTGGGTTCTTCTTCGGACTGGTTATCAAGGATACCCGGCGTCATCGTACCACGCTCCGCTGCGAGTTGCTTGAGCTCGTCCTGAATCTTCTTCTCGTTCTCGGCAGTCCACTGGGCGATAATCTTGTTCGTCTGCTCCGGAGTGAACTCATATTCCTGATTGTCGTTGGCCTCAATCTGGCCAGACTGGATCTTCTTCTCGATGTCTCGGTCGTTCTCCTCGCGGAATTCCTTGGTCATCTTGTTGAGGTCGGCAAGCGACTTGGTGACAGAGGAAATCATGCTGGAACACGCCGCCCACATCTTGTCGCCGGGGTCAATCTGAGATTTGAGCTGGTTGTACATGTATGTAAGCATATTCTTGCCCATATCGTACAACTCGTGCGCCTCGCGACGGATGCGTGCTCGGTCTTTACGGAGAACTTCGTCGTTGATGTCCTCGGCGTCCACGTTGTCGATGCTCCGTTCTTGGAACTCGACCATGTCGGCCTGAACAGCCAACGCCTTCGTCTTGCTGATAAGTTGCTTAGACGCGGCGATTGCGTCCTTCGTCGATCCTATAGGTAAGTTGAGGGTACTTTCAAATTCGGCATACACGTTGTCTTCGTTGGAAGGAGTTTCTGGCTCATCTTCCATCTTGCCAGCTTCATCGAGGTTAAAAAAGTCATTCGGATTGATTTCAGACATAGTTCACCCATTACACGAAAACCATCTTGCCGTCCTTGATGACGAGCTTACCGAACTCGACGCCGGTATTCACCGCATGGACTAGGCAATCGACATTCCTCGGATAGTATCGCATGGCTTCCTGGCACTGTGTCAAGAACTCGACATATAGACGCTGTTTCTCCATCTTGCTCTTGATGCCCGACAGGTTCTCGTCACCGTCCACCATGATTTCCACGCCTTTCGATGTAGGAGTCCACGCATATCTCGTATTCATGGTGTTCTCGTACAACTCCTTGCGCTTCTTCCGGTACATGTCCTCGTAGTTTTCCAGCTTAATCTTTTCTTGGAAAATTAGCCCATTTATCTGTACGATGGCCTCGCCCATGTTGTACGTCGAGTTATGGATAATCTTTTCGAGGTCGATATCGCCCTTGTCGTCGGTACTGTCCAAATAGAACATCATAAAGTCGCGTAGTTTCTTGATCTGCTCATTGGTGACATTCGCACTCAGTCCAGTATCGGTTATCATAGCAATTCTCCAAATTAGTCTCGGAAAATATAGTTTAGTACTGTTTGAAACTCAAATCAAAGAAAAACGGCCCCTTTCGGAGCCGTTTTCAAGTGTTTTAGCCGTTTTCAGACTAGATGACCTTGTAGTTAGGCGGAATGTACACGTTGAATCGGTCGTAACGGAAAGTGACTCCGAACGTACCGAGCGTGGCATTGTCGTAACTAAGACTGGTCTTGGACGGGTCGACCTTCTTCGGCCATGCGTTCACGAACAGCACGGACAAGGTGACGTTACCGTACATCCAGTCATACAACTCCAGACGGACGGATGCGTTACGCATCAATCCGGCGTAGACGTTGTTGTGGTTCTCCTGCTGGCCAAGGCCCAGATAAATCTGGTTGTTGCCTTCCGTGGCGATACGGTCGGACTCATGGATAGCGTCGTTCGTACCGGTGTTGGAGAGGATACCTTGGTTAAGGCAAGTCTGGTTCCACGCAAGCATCATTTCGAGAGCACGCATGTCTTCAAGGAGCAAGCAAGTAAGGTCGATTGTTCCGGCAAGTCCCTGCTGCTGGACAGCGAAGTACTTCTCGAAACCCATGTACTTGACAGAGGCATCCTTGATTTCGGCAGCCGGCACTTTCGCGCCTTGCTGAACATGCAGAGCGAACTCGTCCGCACCGCCCTCGGTGCCGAAATGGACACCGTTGGTGCAGTTGACGCCGACGAGGCGGAAGATATCCGACGGGATAATCATACGCCAACGGGTGCTACGTTGCGGGTCGACAAGGTGGTCAATCGCACTAGCGTAGAACACTTTCTTCTTCTGGTCTTCACTAAGAGCCATATTCTACCTCCTCTTACTCAGACACAATTGTGGTTGAAATGTTCTTACCGTTCTTGGTAGACTCAACGGTAGTGCGGAGGATAATCCAACGAGTGGACTTCGGCGGGAGAATCTTCAGATCCACAATCAAGTAGTTCTGGTCGATAATTTCCGGAGTATTGTTGGTATCGTCGCAGATTACCTTACCATTGATGAGTCCAGGAGGATTCTGGCGGATGATAGCGTTGAGCTTATCCTGCAAGTCAGAAGTAATCTGGGCACGGAGAATGGTGGTGTTGAGCTTGAACACCTTGTGGTCAAGATACTTGTAGAACATCTTGTGGAGACCGGCAACCAACATGGTGACGTGCATCTGGTTGAACGCGGTGTCTTCCATCTGGAGCGTAAAGTCGCCGAAGATTCGCATGCCATCCTTGTTCACGCGAGTTGCGTTCACGTGGATGTCGCTCAGCTTGGCGTGGTCGCTGTTCTTATCTTCCGGGTTGTAGGAACGGACGAACTTTTCCTTCGTGCCCCATGCAGACGGAATATAAGCCTCGTCGCCAGCAGCCGGAATCCAGAACACGCCACCCTGACGGTTAGCAGTGATGATGGAAGCAAGCTGGACAGACTTCATGACGTCGACCTGACTGTTGGTATAGATGGAATCCTGGAACACGCCTCGACCGTCGTAGAGGAAGCCCCAACGACCGTAAGTAGAGCCGAAACCATCAGCCACAATCAGTTTCTTCTGAGCCTTGTTGATATCCGGTTCATTCAAGCCGTCGAAGATAGCGAAGCAGTCCTTACGGGCCTCGCACACGTTGAGCATGGCTTGCATGACCTGGGTGTTCAGAGTTTCGTACTTGCGAGTGAACGGGCTGTTGATAGCGATACCAGCGGCAACGAGCATATCCACATCGGAAGCGTCCTTGTTCACGAACAGGTTCCAGACAGTAGACAGAGTGCTACCGCTGTTATTGTTGTTCGGATCGTAACTCCACACGGCGTCGTTCTTGATAGCAGGGTCGTCTTCGTTGTAGGCGATGGCGGTCATGCTGCCGTTGAGAACACCGTTCTGAAGAGTCTGAGACAAGTCATAGGAGTTGTTCTCAAGGAAGTATTCGAGCACGCCGGAATCGTTGATGACGAATTCGAGACCGCTGTCTTCCAGTTCGTATTCTGCCGCTTCGACGATGCTGAGCTGACGACCGTTGAGGTTGTACGGAGCCACAGTACCTTCGAACTCGTAGAGAGTGCCGTTGAAGCGATAGCGCACAGCCATGAACATACGAGCGATTTCAATACCTTCGTCGGTCAAGATGTAGACCTGAAGCGGATTGCCGTCATAGTTGATGTCGATGAACTTCGTCTTAGCCAAGCCAAGTGCCATGAAGCTTGCACCGATATCGGAATCGGCGAGCACAACGTCGGACTTCTCAACCTCGTTGAAGAACTGAGATACGCCAGTCGAGCCAGCTTGCTTCATCGGAGAAACATAGGACACCGCCGGTTCAAATGTCGGCAACTTCTGGTCAGCACGGCTAACATACATGGTATAGCTAGAAATCATGTACATATCGACCACTTCGTTTCCGAAAGCATCCGTATATGTATATGTAGCACCGCCATCGAAATCGTAAGTCGTACTTCCTTCGACCGGTGTATCTGCGTGAGTAGCCGTTGCATTGGCGACAGAAGATATAGTACCAGTCAAAATACCGTTGTCAACTGAAGTTACGGTAAATGTTTCAGTAGGCGCATCACTTGCACTAGACTTCTTCAACGTGATTACCGTTCCAGCCGTGGCGTGTTCAGCCAAGGTAGCATTAGTAATGGTGTAAGAAGTTCCATCAGTCACCACACACACCTGTGCGCTTACGGCAACTGGGTGTTCAACATCATCAGCATACTTAGTAGTAGCTGTATACAATGTTGCACTAGTTGTCGTCAAGTTAAGCAACTGGTAATGAATCACCTCATCAGTTTCAACTGTCGGAAGCGTAATGTCGTTCTTAGCATCGACCGTAACTACACCAGACATCGTATTCAGAGAGGTGATGGTATAGATTCCGATGCACGGCTCGCCATTAGCTGTGTCTCGACTATTCACCTGGTTTCCACTGTTACGAACAATCGCAACAATATCACCAATAGAATAATCGTAAGTCGCGCTAGGATCGAGCGTAATGTTCTTACCAGAGACCAAGACGTTGCCGTCTTTATCTTCCTTAATGTCATTGGCAACAGCGACCTTGCTAAAACCGGCATTTGCCTGGATAGTTTCAGCAACCTTGCCAGCAACATAAGACCAAGTGTCATTATTTACTTCGGTATCAGCAATACCGCTAACATCAGCCACATAGTAACCAGATTCGGATGCGTCGACAAACGAATCGAACTTCAGTGTAGCCTCTGTATAGCTACTCGGAACAGTAACGGTATCGTCATATGAACAGGTCAAACTATCAGTACCGATACTCTTTACAGTAGCAAGAATAACCACATCATCAAGTTTAAGAATCAATTTATCGCCGGGAAGAACATTCGCGACAGCGGTCGAACCAACCGTGATAACAAGGTTACCGGTTTCAGAATCAACACTTGCACTTACGGAACTAAATGGATTCTTACCACCATACAGACGAACGTAGTAATCATCATGTGACTTGTCATAGAACTTGATCATCGAACCAAATTCCACAACGGCAGACGGCAACTTGTTGTCCTCGCCCCACTTAATACAAGCAAGGTTCTTGACACTGCTGCCAGCAACAGCGGTCTTGATGTTCAAGTAATCGAAACCATCAGCTATCGCATTTTCTGAATCACTGAAAATGATTACATCCGGTCGGTTCTGCTGAATAGCGTACTCGGCGTCATCACCACTGAATTCCAATGTAACTGTCTTGTCTTCAATATCAATAACAGTTGCTTTCGCAGTGGTACGAGACGTACCTTTTTCTTCTTTAGCACTCGTGACCGGAATGAATACCGTGTCACCGATAACAAATACCGGTTTAGTTGACAAGGTACACACCAGCTTATCATTGCTTCCTTCATACGGCCTTGTCTCGCTAACTTCATAACGATCGTAAGCACGATATGCATTGCTCGGATCGCGATTCATGATAGCGAACATCACCATATCAGTACAATGAGTACCATCATACTTACGAGACGCTGCACTGTCAATGAAGTTTTCAGACGCATCTACGTTGAACTCTACGTTCTTGCCAGTTGCAACAGTTTCCGAAATGTTGTTGATCTTACGTGTAACACCGAATTCGGCTGCGCCATCAGTCTTGAAGCGAGTAGAAGCGAAGTGCTTCACATTCAACGAATTTTCAGCATACGGCTGTTTCTTGTCAACGTACATACCAGCGTTCTTATCATACGTGACTACAAAGCAGTCAGTCTTCAAGTCACGCTTGTACGCATCGGTACGGCTAATCTCTTCGCCATACGGACGGACAAATTCCACTTCACCGCCAGCCATAAGCACGGCGTTAGCAGCGTACATGCCCTGGTTATACTTGTAGCTCTGGTATCCGTAACCCAGCTTCGTTCCAAGTTCACCGGTATTTGCGACGGGGATAATCTTGTTAAGCTCACCCTTGGACGCATATCCGACGATACCAGCAACGGTATTAGGATTCTCAACTACGGAGTAGGCCGAGTTGTCCCTAATCTGGATTCGTGTGCCAGGAGCATAACCCATCTTAGTTGCCATAGTTTTACCTCATGGTACGTTCATTTTGTTTTTAGTTTATGGCATGGTCACGTTTTTTTTCTTGGTTTATGAGATGATAAACTGAAAACAGCGATATTCAGGGCTAAAATGACCGATATTCTGCGTACAATGAACCACAGTCTGAACGAGCTGAAGAGCAAGCGACCGAACGACGTCGCTCTTATCGAGGCTATCCAGACAGAAATAAACAAGAAAACCCAGATAATCTCTCCCAGCGTCCGAAAGTCGCTCCTCCAGTTCCCGCTACAGTTCACCCAGCGGGTGCGCACTTCCAGCCGTGACTGGACTACCCAACTCCACTACTGGGCCGACTACCAGCTCGAAGACCTACTTAGAATAGATCCTATCTACCTGACCACCGGCGACTCCAACGACGACTCCGTGCTGAAGCGTCTTGTCATGGCGGCACTGGGCCTCACCCAGACCCAAATCGTGAACTACGAACTGCTCGAAAAGATTTTCCAGAAGGACATGAAGTACTCCGCGCTGACGGTCGCCGGTGACCCGGACTCAGCCGAAGGCGGCAACGCTTGGTTCGAGCGCGACCTCGAAGGAAAGACCGTTATCGAGTTCCTCTACGACTTCGCCAACGGCGAAGGTGAGTTCCAAGGACGTGCTCCGGACGAACGCATCCTCAAAATGTTCGATACATACGCCGACAGCGCACTGGCCCTGCCGGAAGACATGGACTTGCCAGACCCGGACTTCGACGAGGAAGACAAGGAAGACATCGAGAATATCAACGCATCGCCAGAGACTACCGACGAGCCGACCGCCGCCCCTACCGGCGAGGAAGGCCACGAGACCAGTCCGGAAGATCAACAAGACCTTAAAGAAATAGCCTCACCGAACAACGGCGAGGCCAAGGAAGAAGGCGGAAATTCCGACAAGCTATCAAAGGTTCTTAACGTCCTCATGAAGCTTAGCGAGTGCGTCTAGCTCATCTATCGCCTTGTCGGCAATGGACTTCAGATTAACTTCGGGTTCGACTACCTTGTCGAGCCCTTCTTTTATGAACTCGACGTTGATGCCGGACTCGATTAGCGACTTGGCGGTAGCCTCGTCACAGCCGAAGGTCTCCATGACCAGCTTGATATCACTTTCGCTTGCCACGAGTAGTTCCTCCTGTCGGCACCAGTCCCTTCGTCTTGCGCTCGTACATCTCGTCTACGACCTTCATGTCGACTTCGCCGTTGAGGTACATCGAGTCGGCTGACGACGACGAGCATTCATACACGGCCATGATGCGGTCACGGATTCCGTTGCGCTTGTTGATCTCTTGCGGGAACGCACGGAGATAGCCGGTGTTCAAGCGGAGACCGTTGAACCCTTGCATCACCTTAGCCCTGACCTTCGTGCTCAACTTCGTGAACTCCACGGTATTGAGCGCGAGCAGTTGCTGGTAGATGGCCGGTGTCATGGACAATGAATAGATGGCGGCGTAGGTATCGTGCTCGGCGATATCCTCGGAATTGATTGGCGCACCGGCTATCCTGTCCTCGATGAATTTCGCGTGATCGAACGCCATTACTTAACCTCGTACTTCCAGTTGGGTGCGTACTTCTTGAGAATCTGCATGACCTTGAGCAAGAAGCCCCACAGAGCGATTTCCTGGTCTACCTGACGGCTTGCGATACTCACCGCCTCGGCAAGAGCCACGCCGAACGGAATGAGGGTCTCGTCCGGCAGACGGTCTATGGCGAAATCGCCGAACGGACGGTACACGCCAGGGCAGAACGGTACGTTCAGAGAGAGGTATCGGCGCAGTTCACGAGGGTTGAATGTTACCGTGTAGTTGAAGATGGTTTCGATGACGGACGTCGGCATTGCCGGAGGAGCACCGATGATACTTCCATGGTTCTCAAGGAACGAACGGTGCATAGTGGCAATCATGAGACGGATGTCAGGGAAGTTTTCGTTGAAGATCTGGAACACGGTATTCTTGTCGACTTCACCGCCCTTCGCACCGCATTCGGATCTTGCGATTTCCATGAGACGCTTGAACACGCGCTTCTTGTAATCCTTCTCCTCTTCTGCGTTCTCGTCGCGGACACCGAAGTCAATAGGAATGCATCGTGACTGGATAGCCCTCGGAATACGCCAGAGCTCGTTACAGGTCAAGATGAATCGTAGCGTGCTTGTACTGTCCTCGATGGCGGACTGCAACGTACGGTAGAACTTGTCCGGGTTTGTCGGCTTGTCGGCTTCGTCGATGATGACGAACTTCGGCTGGGCATCGGCACAAGAATACTTCGCGTATTCCTCGATAGCATCGATAATCTCGGTATCGCGCTTGCCGTAGAGGAACATCGACTGCGCATTCAGAATTTCTGGGATAGCCTTGGCAAGAGACGTCTTACCGGTTCCGGTAGCACCAGAATGGAGGATGTAGTTACCGAAAGAACCCATCTCGATGGCACTCTTGAACATGTTCTCAAGTGGCTTACGGAGAATGATGGTATTCAAGTCATGGCCACGGTATTTTTCTTCCCACGGCAATGTCGAGTTAAGCAGTGCGGCCATGTCATCGCTGGCTTTCTTGTCTTTCAAAAGGTCAATCATGATAAACTCCTGATATGAATTCGGACTTCGTTAAATTCGTTTCTTCTTATAAGTCGTCTGCATCGTCAGCCGCTTTGGCGATCTATGAACAAGTGTGCTCGGACGTGAACAAGCGCAACGTGGTGCCTGATCCAAGATGCTGCACAGACGAAGTAGACGAAAACGAGTATTTCCCTGAGCAGACGGTATCCGACGAAGTTCTTGCGCAGTGCCACGCAGCGAAAAGAGGTGCTCGCGCAGCAGTGTACCCGTCCGCAGGGCGTACATCGAACCATATAATGGGCAACGGTTTTCCTGAGAATGTTTGCGCATCTTCCGGTACTTCCTCTACTTAGAAACACGACAGCATAAAATCACTTTCATCATATTCAAGCCGTTCGTTCCAGCCAACGGCCTTGAACAGTCGTCCCAACACCTGGGCCACGCACACCTTCCAGTGTTCTTCCCAGTCCGGATGGAATATCTCCAACAGACGTTGCGGACACTTGTCACCGGTATAACAGATGATGGTGGCGTCGAACAGTCGGTCAGCCTTCTTGATGAAGCGGATCTTGGAACCGGCATACACCGGCTCGTACGGATACTTCGACAGTTCCGGGTCATGCTCAATCAAGTAGTTCCACACCATGCCGGCCTTCGCACGCCATTCTACCGCCTTCTGCTCCTCTCGTGGCATATGCTGGTAGACATAGTATGAAGGAGGCTCGCTCTTCACACCGCACGGACATGCGATATAAGAGAAGTTCTCTTCACGTACTGCGTCGAAGAACTCCTTCTTGATTTCAAGAAGACGCTTACGCACTACGTTCTTGTCCATGGTGTCCATCATCAGGTTCACCATTTCCATCATTCGTTCCTTACCGAACAACGCAGTAGAGCTGCGGACAAGTTCCAGACCGGTAATTGCATATTCCGGCTTGACCGATAGGTCGCCCTTTACCCACTTGCCGTTCTCGTCCTTGTGGCCCTGGTTCAGATAGACGATGTCTTCCATCGATTCGACGAGACAGATGTACTTCTTCTTGGCCGTGACGATAGCCTTGAATATGCACTTCTCTCGTTTGAGGAAGAGCTCGTTCACCAGATAGTTCCACTGGTTGGCGTAACTGAGCATGTACTCGTCCAGCTTCTCTTCCAGCAGAACCGCGTCGAGGATTCGACAGAAGTCGGTCAGTCGATAGCGGTTGTAGATCACTCGGTAGTCACCGCACATGTAGATGCCGTCGGCGAAAGTGATCTGCGCCTTTGTCCAACCGGTCTTGTCGTCCGGCGTACGCATTTCCGCACCAGTCCAAGCTTCCTTGCCGTACTTCGTACACATGCGGTTGAAGCACACCTTGGACTCGTGCTCATGCTCGTTGTCGTACGTGAAGTGCGCGATGCAGTCGTGCTTCTCGAACACGAGCACTTCCGTACCAGTTCCCTGCTTCTTGCGGAACGGTTCGAAGATGTCACCGAACTTCACGAAGAAGGAGTCGGTATCACCGTGGGACATTCTCTTGTAATTCGTCTCGCCTTCATCATCGGTAAACGTACCGCAGAGCTCTGGGTCGATTTCCGGCTTGTAACCGAACACTTCCTCGAACTTTTCATCACTATGAAGGTCATGGTTGATGTACTCGGAAAGCCTTGCAATCGTGTACTTGATGAGCTTCTGACCGTATGCAGTAATAGATGCAGCGTTATCGACGTCATACAATGCGAAGTATTCCGAACCCATCAAACCGTACAGAGAGTTGCCAAGAACCTTGTACACCTTCTGCATCATGTCAAAGACTGCCGCCTGTTCCTTGTCGCCGGCCTTCTTGGCCTTCTTCATCTGTTTCTTCAGATTGGAACGACCGTCAAAGAGAAGACGAGTGACTTCAGGAACGACGCCGACCTTGTCCTTGCGGAAATAGACTTGGTACTTTCCGTTGTGATCCCACGGAGACTTGATGAGGTTCTTTCGTTCCTCTTCGGTCAGCACGTAGTCCATAGGGAATGTGACCTTCATTTCCGGCGACGTGTTGAACGTCATCATGATTGAAGGATAAAGAGAACGGTAGTCGTAGGAGACTAGATATTCCTTGTAGCCGGGAACAGAATACACGAACGCACCGGGGAACACTTCCTTGTGTTGCGTGCGGTACGGAGGAAACACTCGGTTCGTATGGTGAAGGTGGTCGATCATGAATCCGACCAGCATCTTCTTAGATTCAAATACGGAAGAGAACGGAACACGTGCCGCCGCGGCAGATGTCACGGCGAGCTTGAACATCTGAACAACTTGTTCAATATTTACTAGAAGCTTAACGTCCTGGAAGTTATACAATACATAGTCTTCCCAGTAGTTAATCCAAGACAGATAGCCGTCGGGTAGCGGAGCCTTGTGGTCGTTGCACACCTTTCTGCCGATGTGATCCAACTTATACGACGATTCTTCAGAGAACGTGTACTTCTTGTACAGTGCCAAGAAGTCGATAACTTCAGTTCCGTTGATGACGAGCTCGTTATCCTTGGTGAGATACGCACGCTTGTTCTTGCCACGCATTCTCGACATCAGGTCAAGCGATATGCGGTCTTTCGGCGCACGAGCCTCGTTAATCTGCTTCAATCGGTTGCAGATATAGACGGTATCGAATCCGAAGTTCCAGCCGGACAAGATGTCGACATCATTGGAACCAATACAATAGAGAACTTGGGTGATCAGCTCGGCTTCGTCAGGACAGACAATGTACTCGGCATTGTTCTGCTTGAGGAATTCCTTTCCCTTGTCGGAAATGTCCTTCTGCAAACCGTAAACATAATACTTTTGGGTCTTAGAAAAATACAGCGTGACTACGTTGACCGGGTACTTGGCCTCAGTAGGCAACGAGAATCGTCCAGTAGTGGCGTTTTCAATATCCATGAAGGCAAGGTTGATGTCCTTCATGTCCGGATGCAACATACCGGCATCGGTGTAGTGCTTCTGTAGGAATCGTCCTCGTGGGTCGATATCGATCTCGGCCAGATGGTTGTTCGGGCCATCATAGTCTTTCTTGATACTGCGTTCAATTTCGTATGCGGACTGATTTCGTCCAGGCTTGACTTCTACCTTGTATACGTCCCTATCCCAAATGTCCTTCATACCACAGGGTTTCGCGCCGTATTCACCCTGCTTGTTCGTATAGAATTCATGCACGGAAGGAAGGGCGTCCATAGTGCCGTCGGTATACCACACGTACATACGGTCTTCAGCCGTATCGTGGTAAATCGACCGCCACATAGGTCGTTTTGGCTTATCCTTCTCTGGTGTTATCTGTGCCATGCACTAATGGGATTACTGAGTTTTACTGGGATAATTGTAACAAAAAGAAATTTGAATTGCAAATACAGCAAAAACCGCCATTTCTGACGGTTTTGCCAATAGTTGTTTACTGATTACTAGATGGCGTACCTAATATTCTCTTCGCCTTCGATCGCAGAGATTGGCTGGCCGGAATGCCAATTACGACCGCCGATATTAAACCTAAGTTCGTTACCAACCTTGACTGGATAGTCTTGAATGAATTTAACCTCAGCATTCAAGGCACCCTGCAAGGACTTGCTACCGTAAGCGTCCGTAAGCTTGTATACATCAGAGTCTCCTTCGCGAGACAGTCCAATCTGACGGTCACCATACTTGATCACGACATTATTTCCGTTATACTGCGGCTGGTTAGCCGCATCGGGATTCGGATCCTTGTATTCGGTACCGGTGTTGCCCTTGAAATAGCCCTTGACCTTGTCAATCAGACCTTCCATCTTCGGTTCGGTCACACTTTCCAGCTTGGACTTATTAAAATACTTAGAAATTTTATCAAATTCCTTCAGCACCTTGTCAGCGTCCTTCTTGGTCTTGTCGTCGATTGCCAGAGCCTTAACGCCGTCCTTGAACAGCTTGATGCGGGTCTGGATGTCGCATCCCTTGGCGAACTTCTTGTTGGACTTGGCCTCGCCTTCCTGTGAGGTCTTTGCTGACTTGGCGGCAGCGTCAAAGCCCTTGGCCTCGGTAGCCTTCGGAGCAGTCTTGCTCTCCTCTACCTTGGTAGCGGTCTTGACTTCGGTCACCTTGCCATCGTCCTTCTTCTCGGCGGCGTCCACGTTCTCGACAATTTTGCCAGCGTCCTTCTTCTCGCCGGACTTGGTCTTTGCCGATTCCTTGGTCAGCTTGGGGTTAGGTGCGGTCTTGGCCTTACCAACCTTCTTCTTGTCTTCGCAGACTCCGCTTCCCTCACACCACTTGCCGGTATCGACCTTAGTGCCGTTGAAGTCCAATACGGACTCCACCACGGGCTTCGGATTTTGAACAAGGCTGTACGGCTCGTTATCGATAGGTTCAGCTGCAATCCTATCGAACTCCGCCATAATTGAGTCTTCTTGGAATAGATTAAACATTGAAACACCTCATGAGGTCGTGTTTTTGCCCAATAGTTTATACATGTGGCACAAAAATGTTTCTTGGTGAACTACACACCGCCTAAAGGCGGTGAGCTTCGCGTTTCGTATCGATGTTTCCCGCGCCTTTAACCGCAGTCCCTGCGGCGATTAATCTTTTACCTTCGGAAAGGATATTGATGGCGGAGTTGACGTCGCGGTCGTGTGACGTGCCGCATTGCGGGCACGTCCACGACCTTACGGTCAAGTCCTTTGTCAACATATTCCTGTAACTACACCGATGACAGAGCTGAGTCGATGGGAACCATCGTCCGACCTGGACGATAGTTCTGCCGTACCATTCAGCCTTGTACTGTAGTTTGTTCAGGAACATCCTCCAAGCCGTGTCATGCTCGGACTTCGCGAGGTCGCCCTCGGCGACATCGCGCACGTCCAGGTCCTCGACTACAACCGTTTGGTTCTCGCGGAGCAATCTAGTGGACAGCTTGTCAAGGAAATCCTTCCTTCGGTTAGCAACTTTTTCATGTTCGCGAGCTATGCGCAAGCGCAATTCCTCGCGTCTATTTGAACCTTTCTGCTTCTTGGCGAAAGCTCGCTGAAGGTCAGCGATACGAGTTTCCAATTCTTTTAGGAACCGTGGATTCGCGACGACTTCGCCGTCGCTTGTCACGCAGAATTCTTTAAGGCCGAGGTCGATTCCTATTTCGGATTCGGAGGAAGGCAGTGCCTTCGGCACAGCCACCTCAACATGTATCGACGCATAGTATTTCCCGGCACGTGACCGTGTCACGGTCACGTGCTTGATGTCCCTTGCAGACCAGTCGATGTCCTCGTAGTTGCGGAAAGAAACGAAGCCTACCTTCGGTAGGCGAAGTTTCCTCCCTTCTACACGGATATTGTCCTTCGTTCGGTAGCTAGTATACGAATCCTTATCGTTATGTTTCGATTTGAACTTCGGAAAGCCGACTCTGTCGGCCTTCCGCTCGAAGAAGTTCTTGAATGCCGTATTCAACGTAAGCACTTCGGCTGTCAAGGCGTTCGAGTCAACCTCTTTCAAAAAAGGAAACTCTGCGTAGAAATCGGTCGGCTTAGACCGGCACTGCGTGCCGGTCTCCTCGTATGATTTCTTGCGTGCCTCCAGCATGCAGTTGTATACCTTACGACAGCAGCCGAAAGTCTTGCTGAGCAAGACTTCCTGCTGCTTGTTAGGATACAGTCTGACGTTGTATGCACGCTGAAACATGGTTTAATAGTTCTAATCTTTATATAGTTTATATAGTAAAAATTAAATTTTCTTATCAAATTCCGCGCCTATCATCTGCCATCCCCAGCGCCTATCGGCGCTGGGTGGCAGTTTTCGCGGCGCGCTCTTGATAAACTGAATATGTTCGTCAAGGATGTATAATATGAATATCGCTGATATATTCGACCCAGAAGTCGTCGCAAAGACAAACCCGGTCATCACCGATGACCAGCCTCCTTACATGAGCTCGCTCGAAAAGGTGTCCGGCAAACCGGCCAACTCCATCAAGGTCGAACTCGACGAAAAGAAGAGGAAAGTTCACAACGACATGATGGCCAAGCCACCCAGCAAGATGGAAACTGACAACTTCGACGAACTCGTCAACAAGGTCGCATACAAGGAACTGAAGGACGAGTACAAGAACGGTGGCGAGAGCGAAGAAGACGAATCCGACGACGAAATCTACGACGACCTAGCTGGAGTAAACACCGACTTCCAAGATCCAATGGCCGCCGAGTTCAGCATGTTCACTCCGGAAGAGCAAGAGCTGGCCGACCAAATCAACCTCGATGCAGACTCAATCAACGCCGAAACCCCGGCTGAAGACCCCAACGAAATCGCTCCGCTAGGAATGGACGACTTGAAAGATATTGCCGAACCGGACGACGGAGGAAACGGCGGTTTTGATATAGACGATAGCGCAATTCCAGACATTCCAGACATGTCTGAACCATGAAACGAAAAAGGCTACATCAAGTAGCCTTTTCCATTTCGTAAGCGATGCATTCAATCAGAAGGTCTTCAACGTCGATTCCATTCATCGCCTTATAGTCTTCTTCGACAATCAAGGTGACGTCTGGTGCAAGTTGAATCGACCCGTCTGGCTTCCGTACAGTCAGCTTCTTTCGTTTACGCATTGTAAGTACACTTCCTCAGGAACATGCCGTTGCCGTAGGTCATCATGGTTCGACCGTTCTCGAAACCGTGCTGCATCACGAGTTCCGGACAAGCGGAGTTACGAATCATCATAGTGAACACGTCAAGCGGAAGAGTGAACTCGAAGCCCGGCTTTTCCACGTGACAGTCGCCGATCGTGAGGTTCACGCGGATACGTTCGTCCTCAAGGCCCTCGATACCGATAAGACCTTCGTCGATTCCGTAGATGCGAGCCTTTCCGGTAGGGTTGACGTGGTTGATTTCGAAGTACATGCCGATGGCGGCGGAAATCGAATCAGACTTGATACGGAACAC